TGTTATTTACATTATACTGAATTTAGATTATTATACATATATGAAAGAAATGAAATTTAATGGCCGATACTTCTCTTATGTTTATAAATAGGAGTATGGAGATATACAAAATTACAAACACAGTAACTGATAAGGTTTACATAGGTAAAACGAAAGACTCTGTCAAGAGACTTAAAAAACACTTTACAAACGCCAGATTGGAAGATCATCAAACCAAGCTATACAGATCCATTAGAAAACATGGCAGAGAAGTATTTATAATACATATTATAGAATCAAATATTTCTGAAGGTAAAATTGACGAAAAGGAGATTGAATATATTGCGAAATACGATTCCTTTGCGAATGGTTATAACATGACTTTGGGTGGTGAAGGCGGAGATACATCAAGCTCACCGAGGTATAAAGAGGGTATAAGGAAGTTTCATGCTAATAGAAACCCCGAAGATTACGCGACATTTGGGATGTTAGATAAAACACACGATGAAAAGACTAAACAAAAACAATCGCAGGCCAGAGCCAATTGGCACGCTAGTCTAACTAATGAACAGCGTGAATCACGTAAAGAAAAGGTTAGTGGTAAAAGAAACGGTATGTATGGTAAAACACCATCTAATGCGATACCCGTGCTAGTTGATGGTAAAGAATATTCGTCGATCAACAAGGCTGCTAAGGCGCATAATCTAAGTCCATATTTTCTAAAAAAACAACACGATGTACAACAATTGAATGTACAAAAACCATAAACTGAATTATAATAATATTATGACTAAAGAAAATCTAATCTGGACGGAAAAGTACCGCCCGCAAATTATTGCAGATTGCGTACTACCACAAAAATTGAAGAAGACATTCTCTGAGTTCGTTAAGAACAAAGATATACCTAATATTATCCTTGCTGGTCCAGCTGGTACGGGAAAGACTACTATTGCTAAAGCACTATGTAACGAACTTGGTTTAGATAGTCTACTAATCAACGCATCGGAAGAAAGCGGTATTGATGTACTTCGTAATAAGATTAAGCAATATGCTTCATCAATGACTCTTGATACGAGTACAAAGTACAAAGTTGTTATTCTTGACGAAGCTGATTATCTTAATGCACAATCTACTCAACCTGCATTGCGTGGTTTTATCGAAGAGTTCTCGTCTAATTGCCGATTCATCCTTACTTGTAACTTCAAGAATCGAATCATTGAGCCACTGCACTCACGCTGTACTGTGATTGACTTCAATGAGGTTAAAATTACTGATCCAAAGTTAGCAGTGATGTTCATGAAACGTCTTCAATACATTCTTGAATCCGAAAACGTTGATTTTGATAAGCAAGCAATTGCTAACGTTATTATGAAGCACGCACCAGATTGGCGTCGTGTGATTAACGAATGCCAACGCTATTCTTCGTCTGGTTCACTGTCTACTGAGATTGTTACCACTAGTGCTAGTGAAATCAAAGAGCTTATTAAGCACTTGAAAGCTAAAGACTTTCGTAATATGCGAGCTTGGTCTGCCTCTAATTCTGACATTGATCCATCAGTTGTATTTCGTCGTATTTACGATACTGCGTATGATATACTCGAACCTCAATCAATTCCAACCACTATTTTGTTACTTGCGGATTATCAGCATAAAGCTGCTTTTGTAGCTGATCGCGAATTGAATATGGTTGCTTGTCTGATCGAGATTATGAGCACTGCTAAGTTTAGATAATGAGTAATAAATTAACACCATTTGACTTCCTTTCGTCAATCAACGAAAAGAAGACCTATTTGTTCAGCGAAGAATCTGCTGATACAACCCAAGAAGCTGTTGATCACGATAGCTCTAGCAAACAATACCCTGCATACATGGTTAACCGTGGACTCTCTTATTTCATTGATACAGTAATGTTTGCTAATGAAATGAACTGTAGACCTGAAATGTCTACAAAGATGCAGTATGACTTCCTCTATCACTCAGTTCGCAAAAAGAAGCGATTCTCTAAGTGGTTTAAGCGAGAGAAAGATAGTAAAGATTTAGAACTAGTTAAGAAAGCATATTCTTACAATCGCGAACGAGCTGAAGAAGCATTAGAGTTGTTATCTAATGATGATCTGAAAGCACTGCGAAAGAGTATGAAGACTGGTGGTCTAAAAAATAGATAATGTATAAATAATGTAAATGTAACAAAACATGGTATGAATGACACAAACGTAAAATGGACGCCCGATAGTATGCTAGAAGTAGTACTGTCTGAACCTGATGATTTCCTCAAGATTAAAGAAACATTGACTCGTATCGGTATCTCTTCAAAAAGAGAACACAATACACTGTTTCAAAGTTGCCACATCTTGCACAAACAAGGGCGATACTTTATCGTGCACTTCAAGGAGCTCTTTATGCTAGACGGTAAGCCCGCTAACTTTTCACTTGATGATTTTGCACGTAGAAATACAATCACAACACTTTTGTCTGATTGGGGTTTGCTAGACATCGTTGATGAATCTGCTTGTGAAGAAAAGACATCAATGCGAGCAATCAAGATCATTTCTCACCGCGACAAGAAAGAATGGACACTTGAAAGTAAGTACGACATTGGTAATACAAAGTCGTATAAATAGAATTTTAAAGCGGCACGACGTCACTTTAAACGAGATGCCCTCGGGGTCTCACAACACATAACCTGCCTTATAGGAGGAACAAATAACATGACACAATACACTAACACATGGCCAGAATCTTCTTGGTCTATTGGACTCGACTCGATGATTGCTCAAATTGAAAAGCTGAACACTCAAGAGTCAAATTACCCACCACACAACCTAATTAAATATTGCGATGAATCATTTGCAATTGAAGTGGCAGTAGCTGGCTTCAACGAAGATGATTTGACTGTTGAACAAACTGAGAATATCCTTACAATTTCGTCAGTTGATATTGAAGCAGATCCAGATGTTCAATATGTTCATAAAGGCATTGGTACTCGCAAGTTCAAGAAGCAATTCACTCTCGGTGATTATATCGAGGTAGCAGATGTTGAATTGATCAATGGTATTCTAACCATCTTGCTTGAGAAGAACATTCCTGAAGAGAAGAAGCCAAAGACTTTTAAGATTAAGTCTGAAGCTCAATTCCTACAGGAATAGCAATAATTCTCGGGAACATCCTATCCTGCCTTGAGTAGTGACGGTGCCGAGATTTTTTGGTTTTTACCCCTTTCGCCTTAGCAAAGGGGCTTTTTAATGTTTACAATTTGGCGGTACTGGCGTCTCTTTTTATATAAATACAAGTATGGCAATCTGGAACAAAACGATACAAGAGCTTAACACGAATAATACTACTCAGTACGAGGTTGTTATGACCGCTGATAAAGATGGTAATATCATCAACACATCTGGCGTTGCTTCCAACATTGCTCTTGCAGCAGGTGAAGTTTCGGGTTATTCTTACGTTGAAAAGTTCGGATCTAACTTGACCGTCGGGGCAAATCTTGAGACCGTTTGGAGTTATGGTGGAAAGTACACATATCTCACTACAGCGGCTGTGGTCTATTGTGATACTACTGTTGCTGATGATGGTGAAGATAATGCTACAGGCGACGGGGCAAGAACAGTCACTATCCAAGGATTGGACGCGTTGTATAATCCAATTGAGGAAACTGTCACAGTCGGAGGAGCACCAACAACCGCTGAATTTCTAAGGGTCAATAGAGCGTATGTAGCTACGGCAGGTGATATCACTACAAACACTAAATCGGTTCTTATATCAACAGGCGCTAATGGAACTGGAACAGTTCTTGCTGACATCGCTACGCATGGTGGTGGTTCTAATGAGGAAGGTTTTGGTCAAACGTTTCTTGGCCTTTACACAATTCCTGCGGGAAAGACAGGTTACCTGACTCAGTGGACAATGGGTTCTTCAGGTACATCTAACGTAAACGCTTATTATAGATACAGACCATTCACAAATGGCAATGTCTTCAGAACTATTGATAACATGTACTTTGTAAATGGCTTTTTCGTAAAGGATTACTCTGTTCCAATCAAACTATTAGAGAAATCTGATGTTGAAGTTCAAGTTTTTAACAGTGCTACAGGTGTTGCAGTTTCGACATCATTCAACATCGTATTAGTAGATAATCCAGTGTAAATACTCCCCTTTTGTGTTTACATTTACCTCATTGTATAGTATAATTACTACTATATGATAACAGGATTCTATACATCTATAGCTCGACAATCAAACTTTTTACTTTATCGCGGTTACGATCATGACGGCAATCGCATTAAAGAAAAGGTTAAGTTTAAACCCACATACTACCTCGACTCCAAACATGATACACCAAAGTATCACGGTTTAGATCGCGCGCCGATTGATCCAATGACATTTAGCTCAATGTCAGATGCCAATCAATTTGCTAAAACATACGATGGAGTAAGCACTTTTAACATCTATGGCAACCCTCGTCATATTCCGGCTTTCATTCAAAGCCAATTTCCACAAGATATTCAGTTCACTCGCGAGCTAATTGATGTAGGTAATATTGACATTGAAACTGCGTTTGGTGACAGTTTCCCGAGCTGTGATAATCCAATTAACGAGATTCTAACCATTGCTTATAAGAGTTCAAAGCACGATACTTATGTAGTATGGGGAATGAAACCGTATGATGAGTCTCAGACACAGCTAGATCACCTTAAGATCGAGTATAAACAGTTTGCTTCTGAAGAGAAGATGCTCTTAAACTTTATTGAATACTGGGCTGATCCGGACAACACCCCTGACATTATCACGGGGTGGAACACGCGCTTTTTCGATATCCCATACATGATTTCACGTATGATTCACTTACTTGGTGAACAAAACACTAAGAGGCTTTCTCCCTGGGGTAGAATTCGTAGAGAAGATATTACTATCATGGGTCGATCACAAGCGACTTACGAAATAACCGGTGTAGCTCAGTTAGACTACATGGATATGTTTAAAAAGTTTGCATACACTTATGGTAATCAAGAGTCGTATTCATTAAATCATATTGCTTCTGTTGTGCTTGGTGAAAAGAAGCTTGACTACTCTGAGGTTGGTTCACTACGTGATCTATATGATGCAGACTTCCAACTGTTTGTTGACTACAATATTAAGGACGTCGAGCTTATTGAACGCTTCGAAGAGAAACTTGGTCTTATTACGCTAGTTGCTACTACTGCATATATTGGCGGTGTAAACTACACTGATACGCTTGGTACAACTGCTATCTGGGATTCTATTATCTATCGTAGATTGATGCAAAAACGCATAGTTCCACGTTTAAATCAGCTTCCGTCAAGTGACTATGTATTCAAATCTGGTACTGCGAACATCGCTGGTGGATATGTTAAAGATGTTAAGGTTGGTATGTCTGAGTGGGTAATGAGTTTTGACTTGAACTCACTATATCCTAATATTATTATTCAGAATAACATGTCACCTGAGACACTTATTCCACATTCGTTTGTTAACGATGTTATTCCGGATACTCTAATTGATACAGATATTAAAGCACCTGAGGGCGTATCAATGGCTTGTAACGGATCAGTATACCGTAAAGATGTTAAGGGTATTATTCCTGAAATTGTTGAAGAGCTCTATGCTAAACGTGTAGATATCAAAAAACAGATGTTGATCTTCAAGCAGAAACTTGAAAAAGACCCGAAGAACAAAACGCTCACAGGTAATGTTGCTCGGTTAGAAACACACCAATGGGCGGTTAAAATCCTCTTGAATAGCCAATATGGCGCTATGGCTTCTAAATACTTTAGGTATTACGAGCCACAGATTGCTGAGGGAATTACACTAACTGGTCAGACTATTATTAGAACTGCTGAGAAGGTCGTTAATGAAACTATAGCTAAATTCCTTGGTGAAACTGAAATTGTAGATCGTGTTATTGCAATTGATACTGACTCAGTATATATCACTGCTAAAGACATTATTGATAAGTATAAGCCTAACAATCCAGTAGACTTCCTTGATAAGCTCGGTTCTAAACTAATTGAGCCTGCGTTTGAAGAAGGTTTTAATGTGCTTTCTGAACGAACCAACGCTTATTCTAATCGTATGGTTATGGCTCGCGAAGCTATTGCTGACCGCGCTATTTGGACAGCTAAAAAGCGATACATACTAAATGTTCATAATAATGAAGGTGTCCAATATGCTGAACCAAAAATCAAGATGATGGGTATTGAAGCCATTAAGTCTTCTACTCCACAACCTTGTCGCGAAGCTATGAAAGCGCTCTTTAAAGTAATTATGACCGGTTCTGAAGAGAATACACAAGCTGCAATCGCAGCGTTTAAAGAGCACTTTAATAGCCTCCGACCTGAAGCGGTTGCATTCCCTCGAGGTGTATCAGATATTACTAAATGGTCAAGTCCCGATACTATCTACACAAAGGGCACTCCTATGCATGTTCGCGCAAGCCTGCTATATAATTACAGTATTAAGAAAAACAACATTTGCAATCTGTACGAACCGATATATAATGGTGATAAAATGAAATTCATCTATATGATGGTACCTAACCCACTACAAGAAAATATATATGGATTTAAAGATGCCTTTCCCGACGAATTAGGATATAATAAGTACATTGATTACAATAAACAGTTTCAAAAGACATTCACCGATCCAATTGATAGCATTCTAACTTCAATTGGATGGACATCTGAGAAACACCTTGACTTGCAAAGCTTCTTCTGCTAACAATAATAACAATATGAATAATACTATGAATAACTGGCCAAAAGACCTTAACGATATGCACACTAAATTTGGTGTACGTGACGCTATAAAGAACTTCGATAGCGTAATGCTTCGTCAATTCCTACAATTCCGGATTGAATTTCTTAAAGAAGAACTAACTGAAACACAAAATGCTGCTGCTAGCGATCAAATCGATTGCGAAGAGGTAGTTGACGGTTTGATTGATCTGTGTGTTGTTGCTGTTGGTACTCTTGATGCGTTTGGTGTAGATGCTCATAAAGCGTGGAATGCAGTTCATGAGGCAAACATGAGCAAAGAAGTTGGTATCAAAGAAGGTCGTCCAAATCCTCTCGGACTTCCGGACCTATGTAAGCCATCAGGTTGGGTAGCACCAAGTCATGAAGGTAATCATGGCGATCTACCTAAAATTAACGTAAACTAAGACTATGCTTTCGCTCACACTTTTCAAAAACGTTTTCGATAATAAAACTCATCGTGTCATGCAATTTGACACGCTTGATAAGTTCGAGAAGTTGCTATACGATCTAAGTAAGCAACCTGGTTACAAACCAAAGAAGGGTGAGCGAAAAGATGGTTCTCCGTTAATCACTCCATCGAGTTTTGAAGCTAACACTACTCGCGCAAATCGAAATGTCGTCCAATGGAATGGTTGGGCGGCACTAGACGTAGATGATTATGAAGGTACATTTGAAGAGACTGTTTCTAAGTTTAAGTCTAACTACTTCATCTGCTATTCATCAGCATCGTCTACTAAAGAGAAGCCAAAGTTTCGAATCATTCTGCCCCTAACTAAATCAGTTCCAGCAGATAAGATTCGTCACTTTTGGCACGCTCTTAATCACGAATTTGGATCCGTTGGAGATGCCCAAACAAAAGACTTGAGTCGTATGTATTACGTACCAGCTCAATATCCAAATGCGTTTAACTTCATATTCACTCATAAGGCAAAACTGCTTGACCCTACAGATTTAATGGAAAGACATCCATTCTCTGAAGGCTTTCGTAATAGCTTTCATGACAAAATGCCAGATCACATCAAGCAAAAAATCATGGAGTACCGCAAGGATAGGTTAACAAATGTTAGCATTAAATGGACATCCTACCACGATTGCCCATTTGTTAATAAGCAGTTAGTAATGGAGTATCGCACAATTCACGCAGGTGGGTGGTATCACACAATGTTTCGCATAATGGTTTCAATTGCAACAAAAGCCCTTAGAGCTAAGTATCCTATTGGGCCTGATGACATTGCTAAACTATGCCGCGAGATTGATAATGAAACTGGATGTTGGTATAAAGATCGTCCATTAACGCTAGAAGCCTCTCGTGCCATTGATTTTTCGATGCAAAACGCGTAGTTTGTCCTAAGTGCTTGTTAATGAACAAGATAAACTTGTGTACAAAGCCGAGAAAACAGTGTATAATATAAATACAGTTAAGGAACAACTACTACACACAAAATATATATTATGAAAAACATCGTCCCATCACTCGCCACCGAAATCCGCAGCTTCTCCACCGAAGCAATCGATGACTTGCTCATCGACCTCTTCAACCAACAGGTGGTGATTGAGGACACGTTCTTCGCGATCGATCTCGACGAAGACTTCGGCAGCTTCCGCTGGTACAATGAGGACTACGACAACGCTCGACGCGAAGCCCATAACCTCAGTCGCAAGATTGAGGCCCTTGGCTATTACGGCCAAAACGCATAGGTGCTCGAGGCTGAAACACCTATAAGTCAGTACAAACATTAAATAATATAAATACTAATATGGATAAAGACATCGCACAAATCGAGCCACATATCACAAAATATGTTGGCGTTATTACTAAAGCCTACAACACGTTCATGAAAGGCGACGACGAGCATCGCACTAACATGCGACAAAAGTTTGTTGATGAAACAGACATTGTTCACGGTAAGAAGTACACAAAACTTGTAATTAATGGTAATGCCCATAGCTTCATTGTTAATAACGAAAAAGACGCAGCGCATCCAATTGGTGCTGTTTTACGTGCAAAATCAGCTAATGCACCAAATCGCACAAAAGCCGTAGGGAGCATTTTTGATGCGAAGTTTATTGCTAAAGGTCATTGGCACGGAGTGTAACTTTAGAGTTTACAAGTCGATCATAACGGTGTATAATAATCATACACCAACTAATAAGGAGTGGTGTAATATGCCACTCCTTTTTTGCATTTATGAATAAGACTAATATAGAAAACGAATACACAGAGCTAATGCGCAAGCTACTAAAAGCTCCGCAAAAAAACGATCGAACAGGTACAGGTACTCGATCTTTATTTGGGTACACCTTGACTCACGATATGAGCGAAGGATTTCCTTTACTAACTAACAAGCGCGTATATTGTAACCAAGCTATACATGAACTACTATGGATTGCTCAAGGTCGCACTGATATGCAATACTTGTGGGATAACAATGTGAACTATTGGAATGCTGATTACAAGCGGTCCGGTCGTACTGATGAAACCTTAGGACCAGTCTACGGTAAACAATGGCGTGACTTTAGTGGAGTTGATCAGCTCTTTAATGTGCTACATGACGTAAAACATAATCCAACCTCTCGCCGCA